CTGTGGCATCATGCACCTGAGTATGCAGAGGTTAAGGGTTTATACAAGCCTGTACATCAGAAGCACCCCTGCACACTATGGGCAATGGACAACCAGCGTAACTACGGTTTTGCTTGGCGATTATATGACGCAATGTTGCGTGAGTACACCCACCGCTACGGCAAAGAACATGGTGCAGGTAAGCATCTTCGTGCGTTGGAGTTTGGTGTCTGCAAGATACCTGATACAACTAACTTTATGACACCGCACCCGCAGTGTTTCAGTGGTCACGATCATCTCAAGACAGATGAAAACTGGCCTATCATGGCGTACCGTGCGTTCTATTGTGTTGACAAAGCTAAGTTTGCACGATATAACAAAGGACGTAACAAACCACAATGGATGATTGAAGGAGAGGAGATATTAAATGGCTAAAGAAAAGTATGAACATGGCAGAATTGTCAATGCAATATACAATGAAGTATATTCCATGGATGTAGAGCAGTTAATTGGTATTGCAGTTAACGCACAATACAAAAAGTATATGGACAGGTCATTGTCCATTAAGTTCATAGATAAATTAATGAAGGAGAATGATTATGGCTACGAAGAAACTGAGTAACATGACTACTGATGAACGCATTGAGTATTGGGCAGCACAGCGTGAGAAGGAACGCATTAAACGCCGTAACCGTATAGCCAAGCTGTCTCTTGACCAGCGGGTTGCTATTATCAAGGTAAACGAATTGCTTGATAGCATACTTGACATTGCGCTGTACCCAGACATGGGTGGTATCAAAATGGTGTCAGCCTACGAATTACAAGAGTTGTCTGACGCAAAAGATAAACTTGCATTTGAATTTAACCTGTGATATAAAACAATATCACTTAACGGTATGAAAGGAGAAACAACCATGCCATTAGATTTTACAGCAGACCAAATTGTTCCAGACCACATCAACTTCCCTGTGGAGTTTGAAGCAACCAAATATGACAAGTCCAAGTACGTCATCAACGGTAACACAGGTGAGTACCTTGGTATCGTGGGCAACGGCTTTAGCTGTGCCAACCACGGTGACTTCTTTACTAAGGCACACAACACAATCTCTGAGCATCTTGGTGAGGAGTTTTGTAATCAGATGAACATCAAGTATCGCACCGCACGTAACAATGCGTGGGTTATGATGGACATGACTATGCCTAACGTGTTGCGTAAGATTCAGTCAGACAAGCACACCACCACCATTGCACCCCGGCTCATTGCCTTGCATGGCATTGACGGTTCATGCAGTAACATGGTGTTCTTTGGGGCTATCGACTTCTTCTGCACCAACGGTATGATTACTGGTGACTACGACAAGATCAAGCGTAAGAACACTGCTAACTTTAGCTTGGATAAGTTCATCCAAGAATTGCAGTCGTCAGTCACTGACTTCTATGACACGGCTGACAAGTTCCAGCGTTGGGCAGAAACAAGCCTGATGAGTGTCGATGTCAAAGCATTGCTTGATTCAGTCATCAAGTCTGAGCGTAAGTCAGACAAGATGTTTACCTTGTATAATCAAGAGGTTAGCACTCGTGGGCGTAACGTGTGGGCATTGTATTCTGCCTTCACAAACTACTCTAGCTACGCTGATGAGCGTAACGGCTTCAGCCTACGCAACACAGGCAACGACACTGCCGCCCAGTCTATGTGGACAAGAGAGCAGGAAGTTTCCAAGTGGATCAGTTCACCACAATTCCAAGCGGTGGCGGCGTAAATAAAATGAGCGAGTATAAATACGCCAGAACAAACAGCAAAGGTGAGGTCATTCTTAGACGTGACACAGAAGAAGACCTTACTTTTGTAATGGAATACTTGAATGAAAATAAAATACCATTTGAGTACATTGATAGCGCAACTATGTTTTATATAGAAAACAGGGCAGGTGTAAGATACGCATACTATTACACCACAGGTAGATGGGCTATTAAGTCTAGAAACAGAAAAAAGCATTATCAGAGTAAAGGTATAGCTGACTTTGTTGATAGGTTCCTAAATAAGTATGCTGATGAACAGATAGAGCAACATAAAATCTGGGCAGAAGAAAGAAAAAAGAAAAGGGAAGAATACTTCAAAAGAAAGATGGAGAAGTTAAATGCAGCTAAACAAACTGGTTGACAACTACTATTCTTCCTACGATTACAGGAACTTACGTGACGAAACTAAAGATAAATATAAATACTTTCTGAACGTAGTACAAAACACAGAGGTAGAGGGCAAGCCCCTCTGCCACTATGACTACACAACTTTATCCACACGAGTAGCTAAGATGGCATACAACCAATGGTGTGAGAAAGGGATACAAATGGCTAATCATTTACTATCAGTAACACGTATCGTGTTTAATCATGGTCTACGCGAAGAATTATGTGTCGTAAACCCCTTCTCAAACGTCCGTAAACGCCCCACAGAGAGGCGTAAGGTGGTCTGGGGTAGGGAAGACGTGCAAAAGTTCTTAAACGCCGCCTACGGCGATTTTAGCACACGTAACATTGGATTGATTGCTCACATGGCATATGAATGGTGCCAGCGTCTGGGTGATATGCGTCTGCTTACATGGGATGCAATCGACTTTGAGGCGCAGACTGTTTATATAGAACAATCAAAGCGTAAGGCAGAGGTACATTTGCCCATCGAAGATGATTTGTTTGACATGCTTGTACAACAAGAGCAGGATTTTGGCTTTCAGCAATACGTTGCACCAAGACCCAAGCCACTAGCTGGTGAATACAAGCCCTACAGCATGTACAAATTGCCGTTACACGCACGTAAGGTGATGGATGCGGCTGGTTTATCTAAAGAACTACGATTGTCTGACCTACGGCGTACTGGTACAACTGAAATGGTAGAAGCAGGTGTCGGTATGGCACAAATTATGTCGGTTACAGGACATGCTAATCCAAGTTCAGTCAAACCATACTTAAAAAATACGTTGTCAAGTGCAAATAGTGCATTGACAGCACGAAAATCACATGGTATAAGCATAGCAAGTGCCGCAACGAAAGAGGATATACATGAATAATATATATAACACTATAAGTGATATGGATATACCTAATGGTAGTACAAAGAGAATGGATTGTCCTAACTGTGGTGGGTATAAAACATTTACAGTGACCAATAACATGGGTTCTCTTGTATGGAATTGCTATAAAGCTTCTTGTACATTGAAGGGTGGCACTAGAGTGCATTTATCTGTAGATGATATACGCAGTGGGTTTAGTGGTGCAGAAGAGTTCGTACAAGAAAACTTTGATCTACCCTCTTACGTGATAGATAGGTGTCCTGACCTTTATCATATGCGTAAGTTTTTAGCTACGTGGGATTTGGATTATGAAAAACATAATCTCTTGTATGACGTAAAGGAAGATAGAGTTGTGTTTCCTGTGTATGCACAGGACAAGCTTGTGGATGCTACAGGTAGGTCTTTGGGTAATAGATTACCTAAATGGAAAAGATATGGAAAAAGTGGCTTGCCATACTCGTATGGTTGTGGTAAAGTCGCAGTTGTTGTTGAGGACTGTGTGAGTGCAGCCGTGGTTGGTGGCAATTCCTTTGTCGGGGTTGCGATACTTGGTACATCTCTACAAGAGTCGCATAAAGGGTATCTTGCACAGTTCTCAACAGCCGTAATTGCATTAGACCCCGATGCATTACCTAAGACAATGGTTATGGCGAAGGAATTACGTGGGCATGTAAACGATGTTCGTGTACTACGTTTAAAAGATGACTTGAAATATCGTAACCCCGAAGATATGGAGAAGCTAAATGGAATTATCACTAATTAGAAGTTTAATGGACAAATCGTTTTATGACGATCACCGTGGCGCACGTTGCCCTGACAGACTGTTCAGCAAAGACGTGCGTAAGATAAAGCACATGATTGATACTGCAATGGATAGGTATGACCGTAGTGTGTCACCTGATGAAGTTGAAGCATTGTTCATGGCAAACAACCCAACGCTTACGACAGCACAGAAACAAGCGTACTCAAGCCTGTTCCATAAGGTTAAAACAGAAACACCAATGGGCAGTGATGTTGCACAAGAAGTGTTGTCTAAGTTATTCCAGCAGGTTGTTGGAGAAGACATTGCCAATCTTGGCTTTGATTATGTCAATGGCGACAAGTCTAGTCTTGAGCCGTTACGCATGTTGCTTGAGCAATATGGAGATGACTTCACACCAAACTTGAATGTAGAGTGGGATGACATCGACATTGAAACACTCATGGCAAAAGCTGACCTTGAGGCACGTTGGACATTTAACATTTCTAGTCTGACACGCAAGGTAGAGGGTGTTAACTCTGGTCACTTGATTGAGATTGGCGCACGTCCTAACACTGGCAAGACTTCGTTTCATGCCTCACTGATTGCAGCACCCGGTGGCTTCGCCCATCAAGGTGCCAACTGCATTGTGTTATGTAACGAAGAAGGCTACCACCGTGTAGGCGCACGTTATCTGACTGCCGCTACAGGCATGACAATGCGTGAGATCAAAGACAATCCAGCAAAGGCACGTGAGTTGTATGCTCCTGTCAAAGAGCGTATCAAGATTAAGGATGCAACTGGTCGTGACATGAATTGGGTAGAGTCAATCTGCAAGTCATACAAGCCAGACATTGTACTGCTCGACATGGGTGATAAGTTTGCCAAGACAGGTGGCTTTGCTCGTATGGACGAAGCACTAAAAGCAAATGCCGTACATGCACGTATGATTGCTAAACAGCATGAGTGTGCTATCTTCTATATGTCGCAGTTGTCTGCTGATGCTGAAGGTAAGGTATTGCTTAACCAGTCTATGATGGAAGGTTCACGCACAGGTAAAGCGGCAGAAGCTGACTTGATGGTGTTGATTGCAAAGAACCCTGTCATTGAGGGGCAAGACGAAGAAGACAATCAACGGCACTTGAATGTAGTCAAAAATAAATTGACAGGGTGGCATGGTGTGGTACACTGCGAATTGCAATATCAAACAGCGAGGTACACAGTATGAAACTAACACTTGATGTAGAGAACACCGTCACCAAGCGTGATGGTAAGATGCACCTTGACCCCTTTGAGCCAGA